AAATGCTGGGACATCTGCACCTTCTTGGCTACCCCAGATATACCAGTTGGTTGAATCTTTTGCCAATATATTAATCTCAAACACACCGAAGTCTGTAAGAGTCAATATAGAGTTTGAGTTTCCGTCTGCGAATACAGATACGTTATCTGCATTTGAATCTAAATGAACAATACCGCCTAAAAAGAAATTGGTATCTGAACCTGAATCAATGATAAGGTTTTCTGTTTCTTCTGCTGCACCACCATAAATAATCTTGAAGTAAACTCCTGCATATGGTGAAGGAAGTGATAATGTGCAGTTCTGACCTAGTGCAGGTACTACTGATACCCTACCACCATGTGCTGCTGCCGTTAACGAAATAGCTGCTGAATCAGCTAATGCTACAGGTGCTACTTGTAAACCTGAACCATCTAATACAAATGATTCGCTTACAGCTCCTGAGCTTGAGTCTTTAGATATGACCTTAAAGCCATTCTCGGACCTGACTGGTCCATTAAAAGATGAATTTGCCATGTTTCCTCCGAAACGTTATATCTATCGTCTTGGCTTGTCTGCTAGGGCAGTCGATAGATTAATTAATATACCCCTAGAAAAAAAAGGGGAGCTAATGCTCCCCGTCAAGAATTAACTTGAACCTGGTGAACCAAAGATACCAAGTGGGTCAGATACTCCAAAGGAATATCTTTCTCTAGCTTTGTATCTAACATTACCAGTGTCAAAGTCTCCGTCCATACTTGTTACCATAGGACTTCTGACAAAATGCTTCATGCCATCAGGCACATCAGTGATCAAGAAGAAAGCATTTGAATCAGTTAAATAATGATTAACTGAATAGCCTTCTGGAATCACACCATTGTTTCTAATAGCGTTGATGTCATTATCAGATGAACTTGGTCTGTATTCACTCTCTAGTAAACGAGTTGCAACAAACTGTAAGTCAGATGGAACGATTAACTTTCTTGGTCTTGCTGCGATTTTAAGACCTCTTTCGTCAGTCCATTTACCGATTTGAATTACTGCATCTTCTAAAGATGTTTCATTTAAATCAGCACCTGTAGCTGGTCTATTTGAGTTCTTACCGCCATTAACCAATGGGTGTCCGTCACCACCAGTAACTCCATCACTCACTGCTGTAAATAGGTTTACCCCATCTCCAGATTGGAAAGAATTACTGAACCCGTTATTTAACGGAACTGCTGCTTTGACTTGCTTTGTGTAAGCCATAGCTCTTGCTAAAGCCTTTGTGTATCTAGCAGATAGTGAAACGTAGAGGTTATCCTCCATAGCTTCTTCTGTGATACTGTAGCCTAAAGCAATAGTTTCGTGTGCATAACGAGCTACAAAAGATTCATTTGCAACATCATAAGATACTGCTGCACCTTCATCTTTTACTGGAGCTGCTGCAAATCCTGAAAGTTTTAACTCTTCTTCAAATGATCGTTCTGAGTTTTCACTTACATAGATTTCTTCATGCTCATTCTCATAGTTGTTGTACTCTTCACCAAACAGTGCATTAAGTCCAGGAAGAAGTTGTTTTAGCTGATTAGCTCTTGAAATAGCTGCCATGTTATTCTCCTATTAACCTATACCTGTTGTGTTAAGTAGTTGATGTCCAACATTGAACATAACCAATACATCAGTTTTACTATCACCAATAGCACTATCTGGACCATCAACAAAGTCGATAATCTTTAGAGGTAGTGTATTAGTTGTTGCTGCGGTGCTTCCGTCTATAGCATTTTTACTAATGCCAAAAACTGTAGAACCTGCAGTCTGTACCACTGCTACATTCTTGCCCAAGTCATCTTGGTCAAGCGATTCATCTGATTGCATCTGCATTACTAAGAATGGGTCAGATGCTACATAAGCAATAATATCATCTGCTGCTGTTGAAGCAGGATATTGATTCTGCTGTCGAAATTCTCCTGATACTGGGTCAGTATAAGAACAACCTAAGAAAACACCAATAGGTGTCATAGAAGTTGTTCCTGTATCTTTTTGTATAGTTGTATTTGGATTATCATCCGCCCACTTTACAAAGTCACCATAAAATATGGCTGTGCCAAAATTATTTTTTATTTTATAGTGAGAAATCTTTGCATTATACGCACAAGATACTAATGAGCCCACAGGTCTTGCACCAAAAGGTGCTGCTGAAGCTGCCATAGCTTTCTCCTTTTATATAGTTAAATTAAATTGTTATCTAACCAGACTAAGAATCTTTACCAAACGTTGTTCTTGATTTTCTTTCAAATACTTGTTTAGTAGCCATTCTTGAATCTTGGTCTTTAAAATATACGTTGTCTACAGAGTCAATTTGATTTGATGCTAATTTTCTAAAATGTGCATCTCTGGCTTCCGCCTTTTCTTTTGGCATCTTGCATAACAACTGTCCACCAATTTCTACATTACCTTTATCTGCCCATTCTGATTTATAGTCCATCATATGAATTTGTAATTCAGGATGATCTTCAGAACGACAAGGTTGCCAACCTTCTCTAAACTTTTTAGATACATTAGGGTTATCAGCATTACCTAATAAACTAGTTCTAATCCATCTAAAAACCCAACCAGGTTGTGGGGTTGGATTCGGGAGATTTGATGGGTTCTCCCAACTTTCTACTCTTTGTTCAACCTCTCGGTCTTGAACTTCCCTAGGGGAACGCACTTGTTCTGTAGATTGCTCTACATTTTCTTCTACGTTATTTTTTACGTCTTCTTCCATTTTAAGCTTCCTTTAAAATTTGTCTTGCGTATTGTTCAGGCGTTATTCCAAGTTGTCGTGCTAATTTAACTTGCGTCTCTGACAATCGTACATTGCGGGGTTTTTTACCTGTATCCCTCGTCACAGGTGCGACAACGTTTGACGGCTGTCTCCTTTCCGAACTTGGGTCTATTACATCCTTTGCTTCCGCACTTGGCTGTACTATACCAAAATAAGTTGGGAACTGTTGCTTCATGCCTTCATCTACACTGGCATAATATTTGTCTGATTCAGTTTGTGGGTTAATACCACTTGCTCTAATTTTTTCATCTAAGAATAATGAGTAAGCTGTCATTTCTTTTTGTTCAGGACTTGTGCCCATAAACCAAGGATTTCTTGCTGACCATTCTTTCATAGCAGGGTCAAGTTGATTTTGAGCATCTGCACTTATTTGTTCTGGTACTACTGAAGCAGGTACTTGCGATTCAATAGCACTAGCATAACTAGGTGCTTGTTGCTGGGCATAAGATGCTTTTGCTATTTGTGCTTGAGCATCAGCCATAGCTTGAGTATCGCCTTCATCAAATGCTTTTTTATAATTTTCTTGAGCTTGTTGTAAAGCAAAATCAGCATTAGCTTGTGCTTGATTTTTTATTAACTCGCCACCTTGTTTGATAGCTTCTCTAAGCTTTTGATTCTCTTGCAATAAACTTTTACTTGCTTTTACTGCTTCCTCTTTTTCTTTGTTTATTTTTTCTTTAGCTCTACGTTCTTCGTGATACTGATATTTAATTTTATTAATTCTATCGCCAGCTCTTTTGCTTATATCAGATATCTCTGCATCAATAGCATCATCATCTTGTGGTTGCTCTTGTGCTTCTTCAACAACTTCTTCTTGTTGTTGCTCATCTTCATTAACAACTTCAACTTCTACTTTCTCATCGTTGTTGTTATTAATCTGTGTTTTTACACCAAAAAATTTATCCTCACTACTCTGTGGTTTTACTTTGCCATCAGAGTCAGGCTCAAAAGTTGTTTCGATAGATGTTTCAACTTGTTGCTCACTCATGCTCTAACTACTCCTGTTGGGTCTTCAACTACTGCTTCTACAGTGTCATCATTAATTAAACGAAACTCTTGACCATACATTTTCATTCTAGTTCCTGAGTATGCTCTAAAAACTACCCAGTCACCTTGTTTGCACCAAGGACCACTAGGGAATCTATTAGCATCATTATAAGCATCTGGACCTAACTTTAGAACGTAGCCACAAATATTACTTACTTCTTCATCCCTTATAGTTTGACTAGCCTTTAAGATACCACCTTCAGTTTTTTCATCTGCTTGTGGCATAGCAACTAATACTTTAAAACCCATAGGCTCAGGCAACTGACTTTTAGTTTTTTCTGTAACTTCAGGTTTTTTTACACTATCTGGTTTGACTGTCGCTTTCGTATTCATAAAAGTTTCACTTCAATGAGTGTTGTTCTATCCAGTCAAGCATTTCACGTTCAGCTAATGCTAGACCTTCAATAACACCACACAGTTTTTTATACTCTGGATAATCTTTAACACTACCCGTAGATATATGATCTGCGTGTTCATTCATTATATCTCTGAGTCTTATTTTTAAAAACTCAGATAGAGATTGCTCTCTGATATCTTCACTCATTCTTATTGCTATCTTCTACGATATTTTTACCTAAGTCAAGTCCTACCTTGTATTCTTCCAGTGCTTGCTTTTTGTTTGCACCTTCATCAGCAAGCAAATCGCCTGCTATCTTTACTCCAAGTTCTGCACCTTTTTGTTCTTGCTCTGCTTCTAGTTTCTCTTTAGCTAAAGTAAATCTTGCTTGATCACCTAGAGCTTTTCTTTGAACCTCTGCTTCTTTTACACCCACCTCTCTTTCTTTGAGAACAATTAGTGGGTCTCTTTGTTGTTCAGCTTGTTGTTTCTGTTGAGCTTCTATTCTAGCTTTCTCAGTAACTCTGCTTGCAGCTTCAGCTACCAACTCTGATATTCTCTTTTCAATATCTCCAGGTATAGGTTCACCAATAGGTGGTAACTCTATGCCCATCTCTTCTTCTACTTGATCTCTAAACTTCATAGTCAAGTGATCATTAATATAAGCTGAGGCTGCAGCTAATACTGCAGGAGCTGTTGGAGATTTCTGCAGTAAAGCTTGTATCTCTGGATTATCTTGTGCTGCTGCTACAGTTTGTATATGAGCATCGTGATCTTGATACTCATATGCTTTAACTGGTTTATTGTTAATTAAGTTTTGCACCGCAGTCACAGGGTCTACTGCAGGCACATCTTCATCTTCTGGTATTATGCTATCAACATCAGGAATACCTAACACCATTAACATTTCTCTATGCAGTTCTTTCATATCATACATTTGTGGTGCTGATTGAGCTAACTGCATTGCAGATTGATACTGCATTATTCTTTGTGCCATCGTTGTACTGTTTGGGTCTGATACAGGGATTACATCTATCCTATTGTCAAAGTCAGAAGATTTTATTTCTTCTTCCTCTCCTGTTTCATAAGGATATGATGGCTCGCCAAAATCCTTAATAACATTTACTAAGATATCAAACTCTCTTTTCATAGAGGCGTGAAGTCTAGCTTGCACCGCACTCATCACTTTCATGTTTCTTTCTATAAGTGCTAGAGTTGTGCCAACAGGAGCTTGGTTATTCATATCTGATATCTTCATATCAGCCATGCTCGCAAATCTTCTACCCTCTTCAACTATGTTCTGTAATAAAGAATACAATGTAGCAGATGGTTCTTTATAGGGTAAGAAAGTTATGTTGTCTCTGATTGCACCACCTGGTACATCTACATCTCTAAACTCTCCTGGCATAATAGGAGTATCATCTCCCTTGATGCGTAAGCCTCTAGCTTTTAAACCACCTGGTAAGTTTGACAACGTACCTGCATCTACTAACTGTCTAAGTAAACTGGTAGCTGACTTAGCCAAATT